CGCAACGCTTCCTTCGCACTTGCCACGGACGTAACGATCTAAACTAAGATGGTAGTCACGAGCGCATACACTCCCATTTCCGTCAACCTGACGGAATTGAAATCCTTCTGCCGTGTGGACGGGAGCGCGGATGACGCGCTTCTGACCATGCTATACCAGGCAGCGGTCGAGGAGTTCAATGCGTACACGGGCTATATCTTAGGTACTGCAACTGTCACCGCGGACACTGTGGGGGTGGAGGTTTATCCTCTCCCCTACGGTCCAGCGGGTGTCATCACTTCGGTGACGGCATACGATGAAGAAGGCAACGCCACCGTGTTGGCCTTATACGATGACTACCAACGGATCAACGAGCAGCTCATCTTTAACGAAGTGGCCGATCGCCTCGTGATCGTTTACTCAGCGGGAACCACCGCACCCTCGAAGGACATCATCCTCGCCCTTTACCAGCGCGTCAAGTTCGCCTATGATTACGGCGATGACTTGCCATATAATGGCACGCGATTCTTTGACCGCTTAGCGTTCCGCTACCGCCAGAACTTCTCCTAATGCTGGACCTCAGAGTCACCCTGTACCAGCCCACCACTACGGTGAACGCTTCAGGACAGGCCACCAAGGGGTGGGCCAGTGCTGGCACCTATTATGCGGAGCGCGTCGTGAGCGAATCCACAGGCACCGAATCCATGCCGTATGATCAGATGGTGAGCTCATCCATCTACCTCTGGCGTCTGCGCTACCCCAACTCGGTGAAGCCGAACTGGAAGCTCGAATACAACTCAGAGGACTACGACATCCTGAGCGTTGTGCCCGAAGGTCGGCGCCGCTTCATCATCGTGAAGGCAAGGCTCCGCGACAATGGCACGAGGTAAAACCGTCTACATCAAAAGCGAGAGCGGGAAGGTCGAGAGCCTTCTGATGAAGGAAGCCCAGCCCTTGGTCACAAAAGCCCGTCAAATCGCTTATGAGGGCTCCAAAGAGCAAGCCAAAGCGGGCCAGAAGAAACGCTCAAAGATGGGGGCGTCTTTTTACAACCTGTACTCCAGCATCAGGGCATACCCAAACCGCGGCGATCGCAAGGTCTACGTCGTGGTAGGTCTGCGCGGATCCTACAAATCAGGGGCATATTACGCACCATGGCAACTCTTCGGAGGCACCCAGAAAAACTTCCAGGCCAAGGAATTCTTTGACAAAGCAGTGAACGCCACGGATGTACCAGCAAAAGCACAGAAAAGAATTGCTAAATTTGTAGCAAAGAGAATCAAAGAGAACCTCCGATGAACTACCTCCAGTATGTGTACGAAGCAGTGAACGCAGCCGCCTCGGTGCCCGTTTACTCGTATGCCGCGCCTCAGGGCGTTGCGGAGGACTTCATTGTGTTCACGCTCAACGGCATCGACGTCACAGAGACCAAGGATGAGTACAAGGCCGAGCGTTTGAACGTGACTCTTTTCTTGCACTTTGCAGACAGTGATCTGGCCCAGGCAGAGCTCGGAGAAATCCGCCACCACCTCCAGCACTACCCACGTGTCATCCCAATGTACCGCCAGGAGGTCCTGGAGGACTCTGGAAGCATCGAGGGCGAGGACTGCGCCGCTGCAACCTTGGGCGTCGCCGCAGAGGTGACCTTCACCCAGGCATACATGGAGACCGCTCAGATCTTCTACAACGAACAGGATGAGAGCCTGATTCTCTCAGCTGACTTCACTTTTTTAATCAATTACTGACATGGCAACAATCTCAGGAGGCGAAGTTCGCCTTTTTCTATCGGCTGACGGTGGCACCACCTACAAAGCCTTCGCATCAGAGACCGAGTGCTCTTTTGAAATGAACGCAGAAACCCGCGAAACGACCTCAAAGGACGCCGCGGTATTCCGCACCTATGTAACCAGCGCCAAGAACTGGAGCATCAGCGGCACGACCATCATGGATGATGACAATGCCTCTCTCTGGAACGTGGATGAGTTGTACGCAAAGGTGGGCGAAGGCACCAACTAAGACGTGAGCGACATGGGAAAAAAGTTCACGCTCGGAGCAGCCCTCCTTTTCGAGGAGACGGCTGGCAAATCGATCACATCACTCAAGGAGTACGGTCTGGCGGACATGATCGCCATGCTTTACGCTCAAGAGTTTTGGGACGTACAGGATCGCCCATCTTTTGATGAATTCAAAATGATGGCGGGAGCCTGGGACTTGTCCGAACTATCCGAGAGGCTTAATGCCCCTTTTTCCCCGCGGGCGGCCCAGTAGACGTACTGGGTCAGCTCGTAGGGCGGCTGGGGCTATCCAAAGCGGATGCCCTAAGCCTGACAAAAGATGAAATCGACGCGGTGCTCAAGCACGGGCTCGAGAAGGAGAAGGATGAGTGGAGGAGATCCAGATGGCTGGCCGCAGTCATCGTGAACATCTCAGGCAAATCCACCAAAAAGGTGGTGAGTGAGCAAGACCTTCTTCGGTTTGAAGAAGAGCAAAAAGTGAGCAGCCTCCGGGCTCTTTTATCAAGTTATGGCAGACACGACCGCTAATGTTATTTTAGGACTCGATGTGAACGAGTTCCGCCGTGGGATCACCCAGGTGGACAATTCCATCAAGAACATGAGCCGACAGTTCTCCGCCCTGGGCGGTGTGATCGGTGCTGCATTTGCGGGAAGTAAGATCCAGGAGTTTGCCATGGAGGCCATCAACTTGGCCGCTGAAGCAGAGAACGTCACCAAAGCGTTCAGCAATGTGGCGGCGGCTGGGGACATGATGAAACTCCAGCAAGCCACCGACGGCGAAATCAGCAAGCTCCAGCTCATGGAGCGCGCAGTCAAGGCCGTGGGTCAGGGCGTTGGTATCGAGCAACTATCCAAGCAGCTTGAGTACGCCAACGCAGTGAGCGACGCCACGGGAATGGCCTTCGAAGAAATCGCAGACAAACTCCAGAGCGCCTTCGCCAAAGAATCCACCAAAGGACTCGAACAGGTAGGCATCAACGTCAAAGCGATGAAGGAGGACTTGGCGGCTGGTGTGCCATACGCTGAAGCCTTCAACAAAGCCATGGCGGCAACGGTGGACAAGATCGGTCCTGGGCTCGAGAGCGCGGCTGACCAACTCGACCGCCAAAAGGCCACCATCGAGGATCTGAAGCTGCAAATCGGCACGGCACTCCTCCCGGTGTACTCTCAAACTTGGCGAGGCTCTTGTGATGAGCGCAGAGAACTCTGGTGAGGCCATCAAGAAAACCAACAAACAGGCAGAGACCTTCCGCGACACGTTGAGCAGCATGCTCGCGCTCGCGCAGCAATTCGCAGAGCAAGACTTCAACTTTGTGGCCAAGGGCGAAGTGCTCCAGCAATTCCAGCCCATCGACATTGAAGAAGTTGACATGATGGAAGGTGAGCTCGTTCCATTGATCGAGCGCATCAACGAGACAGGCAACTCCCTCCGCGCAGCTTCGGCCGTTGGTGCAGAGTTCGGCGCGATCCTGAGCCAAGCCTTTGAGGCATCCATCGTGAACGGAGAGAACTTCTTTGAGGTGCTCCAGAAGGCACTCATTGACTACGTGAAGCAGATGGCCGTTGCACTTGCCACCACCACCGCGCTCGCGGCAGTTTTCTCGGCAGTGACTGGAGGCGGTTTCGGCGCAGCCTTCGGAGCCATCAGCCAGGGCACGGGACTCGGCAACCTTTTCGGCGAAAACGGAGTTCTCAATCTAAACGCAACCATCAAAGGATTCGACCTTGAGGCCACCAACGGACGTGTGGGTCGAGTATTAAAATCCACGCGCTGATGGCAAAGCAACGCTTCGCATGGTCCGAATCACAGGGCTACACGATCAAGATATTTGCTGACACCGATCAGATCAGCTACAACCCCTTTGAATTTGAAACGGCTGACTGGTCCGTCACATACGACGCTCAGGACGCCTACATCCCAGGCATAGTTCCGAGTCGATTCCAGATCAGCGCAGTTCTGAGCACCTTCCCCTTTGCGCCGGCTCTTGAGCAAGTGGCCAGAGACGCGGACGGTATTTTTTACATGGAACTCTGGAAGGGTTTGTCCAAAGAGTGGGCGGGAACAATTACTCCAAGCGCCTGTACCATTGAGGTCATCAACGGAGCGAGGTACATGACCATCATTGCGGCAGACGGCTTCTACAAACTCGACCTCAGTTCTTCGATGTACACCTTCTCAGGTGACAAGCGCCTCATTGTGCAACTTGGCGACATTTTCACGCGCTTAAACTTGCACCGATTCTTTGATGGCATTGCGGTGAGTGAGACTACCCGACAAGGACTCGAGACGTTTCCGTACCAATACGACGGGCTCTACAATACGCTCTCAAGGCACGCGCTCTTTTACTATGATGAGAACAAGGAGTACAGAAGCTACCGCGAGGTGATTAATGACATTTGTGTCTGTTTTGGCTTGAGGATGTACCAGGATCGCGGCTTCATCGTATTCCAAGACTTTACCCGCGTAAACGAGTCCGCGTACTCATTTTACACGATGAGCGGCACATACCAGACTCGGAGGTCTTTTAGCAGCGTTCAAACGCTTCCAGTCATATCTGGAGGCACCAAAATGTATCTGCCAGCCATCAAGCAACTCGACATCGTACACGAGTTTGGCAGCACGCAGTTTGCATACCAGGATACGCTGCGCCTGGTCCAGCACACCGTCATAACTGGCACGAGTTCAAATCCGATCTACACAACCGCGCAAGGCATACCGCTCGGAAGTTACGTCGGAGACGGGACCACCCACTTCGACTTCTTCAACACCACGATGAGGACCCGGGCGAGTTATGATCTAAACTACAATAGTCACTACACGATCGAGTTCCGTTTGTGGCTTGTTTACGGCACGCAGAGCACGGACTCAAGCACCTGGGGCACAAATTTGTACATGGCCTTCCAGGAGAGTGGCAATATCACCGCTGGAGGTGTCCCTGGTGTGATCAACGTGGAGCACAACCTGAACAACTACCACTTGCCCGCAACTCCGGCGCTTGGAAGGGATCAGGTCTGGCTATATCTTGAGGTAGTGCA